TGTGGCCGCACCGGCCGCACCATTACCTACCGTGCCGTCATAGGCACGTGTTTTCGAGACCAGAAAGGCCTCGTTTGATTGTATCGGGATACGGTTGGCGTCCCTTTGGATTGCGTCAGGACTTGGCATGTTCGGAAGCGTTAGGGGCTAAACCCTCGAATTCCTCCTCTTTGGGGGATTCCTTGGGATTATCCTCTTTCACTTCCTTCTCGTCCCTGTTAAGGGAATCGACCTTCTCCTTCAGACTCTCACGTGGCTCCTCGAAGAACACCTGCCCTTTGAACACGACGAAATGCTTCTTGTCGTGCCATAGGAGCTCAGGTGAAATCCTTTTGACGAGTTCATGACGCTTAGCGTCTGTTATCGGAAGGTTCATCCGTGTCATTTCACGGTTGACGAGATGTTTTGCGAAGAGGACTGCGACTTCACCCGGGAGGTAGATTGACTCTCCCGCCTTGATCTCGTATGGCTCGGAATTGTAGGTATGGACGAAATCCTGCGTGGCGAAGTTTGTAAATTTGATTGGCTTCATAATAAATCTTGATTATGTAAATGGTGAGTTTACGCCTTGCGGCTTTGTGCACCTTGAGGGGGGATATTTCAGCCTCCCCCCTCAGGGGCTTTGCTTTTAGACTAAGTAAGCACCGTCGCAAACGAACGGATAGCTTAATTCAGCGGTGATTGCACCACTGGCGTCCTCAGAGCGGGAAATCGCCCCGAAGACCAAATCTCCGGCCACACCGGCATCATCCACCTGTCCGGCGTTGTTGTCGATGTAGAGAGGTTTGTTGTCTGCGGTATCATCGGCTTTTGCGATGGTGTTCTTACCGTAGATCTGGTACCAGCCGTAGCTGGAGGCCACGATTGCGGCCATTGCCACGCCTACACGGCCCACCGCATTAGCGACGAGAAGTGTGGTGGCTAGGGCTTCGTCGAACGAAACCCAAGAACCTGCGGCTGTGGAAGCCACACCGAGTCCGTAGATGTACTCGTTTCCGTTTGCGTCAAAGGCACGTGTGCCGAGAGGCAAAGAGGCGGCGGTTTCAACCACGGAGGTGTCTGCTTCGTAAGCCGAGGGGTATCCAATTAGAGCGGCCATAGGCTTGAAAATTTAGGAAGTAAGGTTTTGCGGTTTTACTGACCGGCAAACAGATGGGGTTTAGGTCGTACCGCCGAATCTCAGCACGAATGCCGGGAAGGTGACGGTATTGGCGAGCGTTCCGGAGGCGGCGACCCTGATTAGGAGCCTGTCGCCTGCGGTGACGGCAAGGTTCGCACCTGTGCCGTGGAGTGTCAGCGATCTCTTGGTGTTAGCCGCAAGTGCCGTTCCTCCTGTCGCTTTCGTGGTATTGGCGTCGGTTGCCGCAAGCATTGCGGTGCTACCGGCTCCCGCCTGACCGAGGTTCGTGATCGAAAAGGTCACGTAATTCGTGTCATGGGCGGCCAAAGCGTCCACTCCGGAGAAATCCACTCCGTCAAGTGTCCCTGTCTCAGGTACGATGACGTAGCAGTCCGTGTTCCCTGTCGTTGCCACTGTTCCGGGCACGACCGGCAAGGATTTTCTGTAGGCCGGGGCCGACATCTTGGTCCTTGTCACGGCACCTGATGCGATTGTGAGCGCACCGGTGTTCGCAATGGTTGAGTCTCCGCTCATCGCAACGCCCACGCCGACGCCACTTGCGTTACCCACGATGATGTAGGTGTTTGTCAAAGCGATGTCGTTAGCGGTGTTGAGCACCGCACCCTGTTTCAGGGCTGGATCGTAATCCTCGGCCTGAAGGGCGTAGACGAAGCGTTTCACTTCCGGCCCCATTTTGTTGTGTTGTAGCAACATAATCTTAGAGGTTTAGGAAGTAAAATTAGACGGAGGTTATACCGTAAAGCTGGCCATGTTTGCCCGGATCGGCGGAGATTAACTCGCCACCGAGGATTATGTGGCCGACGACGGAATAGCCGTTGATAGGCATCTTCCATCCGCTCCAAGAGAAGCCGAGGCCTTTTACTTTGGAGTCGTAGTTGTTGCCTTCGATCTGTGAAGGATCGTACTCCACAGGTTTGTAGAGTTTGGAAGGAAGTGCGAAGAAGTCGATGAAGTTCTCATTGATGAAGAACAATTTACCGCTGTCGCATTTCTCGTCCGCAACGATAGGAACGCCCTTGAAGTACAGGGAGGTGAAACCTGCCTGTCCCTGAAGGCCGGTGCCCTTTGTAGGGGGGACCATGGCGATGCGCTCCATAGGTTGCAGAAGCTGTTCGTAAAGGCTGAAAACCGTCTCGGTGGTGAGACCGATGGTCGGTTTGTGAATGCCCGAAGTGCAGGCATTGTACAGGGTGGCCATCTTGGCGAGGCTCAGAGTGCCGGAGCTGTTTGTATACGTGGCATTGAGCGTTGTATACGTGGCTCTGGCGAGTCCGCCGTAGGTGGCGACCTGCGAGGCGTCGTCGACGATAGCGTCGAGGCCGGGGAAGTCCTTGCTGGAATTCCCGGTGCCGTCGCCGTAGAAGATGGTGCCGATTTCGTCGGCCATCTTCTGAGCGGCCATGGCGATTTCAGTCGCCGCTAGGTCGAGAACCTTCTCCTCGGTGGCGGTAATGTCCATCTCGGTGAGGGGAAGGGTGACGTTTTTGGAATAGAATTTAGGATCGAAGCTGAGGTTGATCCTTCTTTGGGAAGCTGTCGTGGACAGCGGATCGAACCCGGAGAATGAGGAGCCCGATACACCGTTCTGGTATTTGATCGGGAATTTCATGCTCGCTCCGAGCCATTTTTTCGCACGGCCCAGCACCAATTGCGCAAAGACGTTTGAACCGAGGACGGTGTCGACGAGCTTCGGCATCAGCGCATTGTTGGTCGTGCTCTGAAGTCTGTTAGTCAGGCTCATAGGGCTAAAAGATTATTGAAGTAAACTCATCCCTGAACCAGTTCGTGGAAGGAGGACTTTCTGATATTGTTCATGTCCACCTTGACGGACGGAGAGGGAGTTCCGCCTTTCATTGTGGCGGCGGCCGCTTCCTTGCGGGCCTTGTCCTTTGCGGATTTGTCGGAGTCCGGCTTGGACTTCAAGATCTGCAGGATGTCGTACCCTTTGTGGAAGTCGGGTATCCCTTGCTGGTTGACGGGGGAATATTTGGCCATGACGTCAAGGAGTTCCTTCCGGTCGAATTCCAGATTCTCATCCTTCAGGGATTCAAGCTGGTCCTCGACCCATTGGGCCATCTGGGCCTGCTCATCCTTCTGATGTTGCTGGTTACTTGCCAGCTCTTTTTTGATGATGTCCACCGCCTGTGCGACGATGGCTTTCTGGTTCTGCACGGAGTGCTCTTGGAATTGTGTCCAAGCGTCCTTGTCGTAGCCGAACGTGTCCCCGAACCATTTCGGGATGTCGCCTTCGGGGGCCTTCTTGTCACCGAGCCCTGAGATTGCTCCCTTGAGCTCATTGATGACCTGTTTGGCCTCCTCCAGCTCCGCTTTCATCGCCTTACGCTCTTTCTGGTAGGCGAGCCAGCGGGGGTGTTTGTGGAAGGGAAGATCATCCGTTTGTTTACCCTCCCCGGCGGGAGTTCCTTCCTTTTTTGCAGGTGACGAGCCCGCTGGAGTTTCCTCCGTGTCTTCCGGGAGGTCGCCCTCCTGAGGAAGTTCGTCTGCGAGTTTCTTGAGCTCCTCGCTGAGCTCGGCAGGTTCCTGCCCTTTCTTTTGTGGTTCCATACAATAATGGGGTTACGCAGGAGTTAACGCCCCCGAGAGGCGGGATGATTACTCATCCATTTCCATCTCCTCCGGCTCGTCTTTCGATTCGCCTTTGGAGTTGACGGATTTGGCAATTGAGTCAAAGTCAATCGCTTTGACTGCGCTGACGAAATCGACCAGTGCGTCATCGAGAGACAGGTCGTCCTCGCTGATCTGGTCGATCATCTCGTCCGTGAGCTGGTGGATCACACGGCTTAATGCCATGCGCCTGTTGTCGTCTGCCTCCTTTTTGGCCACGGACGCCAAAATGGTGCTGTCTGTCTTCTTGCTGGCCTTTGAAAGAGCCGAGTCGATAGCCTTTGACATTTTTTCGTAGTTTCCGATCATAGGTTTATGTTAGTGATTAAATTATAACATCCCTGCGCCCTGTAAATCTAGGATATTTTTCATCCCCTCTTTTATCTCTGGGGCCGGTGTTCCGGCCGGAGCCCCGGCGGGGATGACGGGCTCTTCGGGTGCCAATTCCTCTGCGAGTTCCGGGAACAGCTTCTCCGGTGCATTCTTCCACATCCACAGCTTCTTGGCGGCCTCACGTGGATTCGGATAATCAAGATTCTCGAACATGGTGATAGGATCGAGCGCACCCATCTTGAACAGCTCCACCGCCTCGTTCCTTCTCACAATTGGGTCCTTCGGGATCAGGGACCCCTCACGGACGCTGACAAGCAGGGAGATAGGCTCGCTCTGCACTTCCCCGTTTGTCTTTTTGACCTCGACGGTCTGGTTGAATTCCTCGTGTCTCAGCCTCACATACTCCATTGCGCTCTCGCTTCCGAGGACGTGTGCCACGTGCTCCTCGGTGTAATAGACGTACATCAGCTGGGTCCAGTAATTGTAGATGTCGTCCACAAATTGCTCTATGTAGTCGGAGACGAATGAAATCCTGTCCACGTCGGACGATTTCATCAATATCCGGCCACCCAGAGTCTCCGGTCCGCTTCTCTCGCCCCTTGTGGTGCCGTGAATACCGAACAGGTTGTCCATCTGGCTTCTCAGGTCCTGAACGGAATTGTAGACGTCGGCTGGAAGCGATACTCCGCTGTCCCTTCTGTACGCCTGATTCACGTCCCCGTCAGGAATCCAGCCGGTCTTGCCTGATTTGATTGCGTTGGCTACTTGTTGGGCCTCCTCCTGATTGCAGTACTTCCCGGATACGACCGCCCCGGCGTTCATCTCATTGACGTTCTTGTCGATCTGTTTAAGGCGGTTATTAAGCTGATTCTGAACAGGAATATTCTGCTGGATCAGTGAATTCTCGTCATGCGGTTGCTCTCCTGTCGAGAACACTCCGAGGAACGAATATGGCATCCTCGGGTGGTTGAAATGGTTCCTGAGCTGGACCTTCCTGACCCTCGGTTTCCCATCCTCCCCATAGAGAGGCTGACCATACAGGTCTTTTTCGATTATCTCATCCTCGTAGTTCCAGTGCGGGTTCTTCATCTTGTCAAGCACAAGCTTCTCATCCAAGGACCAGAACACGTACTCATGCGTCCACCATTCGATGTAGCGGATCTTAGTGCCCTTGTTCTTTTCTGTAAGCTTTGTAATATCATCCTTCACCTTAGGGAACATGGCCTGAAGGTTTGCGGCGGTGTCCTCCTTGTATTCCCCGATGTAGGTTCCGGAGTAACCCTCCTCGTCGATTGTGGAATCCGGGTCGAGAATGATCTTGGAGGGGAGGATGACACGTGTGGATAGGTCGTTTTTAACATTATCCCATCCGAATTTGCACACCCCGATGAGGTAGATCATCCAATGCCTCGTCGCCTTCTTGACTTTCAGCTTCAATTTCTGTATGTCTGCCTGATAGGCCAGCATTTTGGCCACCTTGTCGGAGAGTAACTGACCGGCCTCGCTGTCCCCTCCGCTCACGAGCGGCTCCGGGTTCTGACGGGTCGCTATCGGAAGGAATGTCTCCACGTCGGTGAATATCCTGTTCTCCTGAACCGGCCTCAGTCCCTTGACCTGATCATCCGCCTTCTCTCCGTGTTTGCCAAGCCAGTAACGCTTGTTCTCCTCCTGTTTTTCTGATATCCCCTTTTCCTGAGTGTAGCTTTCATACCTCTTCTTCCATTTCGTAGCCAAGGTCAAAAGCTCCGAGTCATCCATGTTCAGCGTGAGCTCGGGGAGAAGATCAGAAACAACGCCCTGCGAAGTGTCGTCTGATGACTGGCCCGGGGCGTCGTTTGTCTTTGAAAACAATGATATAAAACCGTCAAGTATTGCCATGGTTTTTGTCTTAGTCAATACAATTTTAGCATGTAAAAGAAAAAGCAACAATCAAATTAGAGAATCTTTTGAAAAGATGAAGACCTGCTTCGGATTGACCTTCATCCCACCCTCGGGAGGTATCTCGATGGATTTCTCCGGAATGTCCACCATGGGGGTGAACACCCGTCCCTTGTCCCCGAACCTTGAAACCCCTGCCCGCCAGTAAACGGTGGCATGCACCCAGTGGTCCATCGTGTTGCGCTTCTCCCATCTGAATATAGGTTGCCCGAGCTGGTCCTCCTCGGTTATCCGGTAGACGTTCATCCAGTGCCTGATATAGTCCTCCCATTCGGTCGGATGGCCGGAAATAGGAATGCTCAGGCTTTTGAACTCGTCCACCACGTGCTGGATCATGCGGTTGCGGTCGGTTTTGACCACACCCTCCTCCTCCCCGGTCTGCCACCTCACAAGCTGTTTGGTCTTCTTGTCCTGCTCGTAGAAATTCAGGAACACACGGCCGGGGAAGTGCTCCTGCACGATCCTCGGCCCCGTGAGGTCGGGAAGTGCGTCCACCACAAGAATCGAGCGTGGGTACATCCTGAGAATCGCCTCGATGTCCTCCCATTTCTCTGTCTTGCCGTAGTAGAAAAGCCCGTCCTTGTTGCCGACCACGTAGTGTTTGATATTGCCCGAGTCGCACCCGATCACGACATTCTCACGGTTGTTCAGGTGGTCCCCGATATTCCTGAGGATGTCGTTTCGTGAAATCGAACCCTCCTTGGATTCGTACGGCTTCCCGAGAATGATATTATAAAAGTATTCCCTCGTCGTGTCAGGGTCGTTCCACTTGTCGATGATCTCCCCCGCCTTCACCCATGGGCACATGAGGAGGTTGATCCAGTACCCGGAATACTCACGGCTCCTGAACCTTGCCACCCATCTACCGAGCCTGCGGTCGTTGTCCGACAGCTCCGACTTGCAGTACTTGCATTGATAGCACCTCCGCCCCTGATCTATCGAGTCCGGCCAGTCTAGGAACTGCTCCTTTGCGCAATCCGGGCATCTGATAAACCAGTGCTTCTGGTCAGACTTATTCCACTCCAAGTCAACGCCGTGGTTCGGGACGGAGGGGTGCGAGAACACCCACGTGCGCTTCACGGCCTGAGCCTGCATGCGTGACTGGTACATCTCGATGACATCCTTTTTGGATGCGTCCTTCTCGTCATGGACCAAGAGCTGGGCAGTGATCATCATGGCCTTGCGCTTGGTCCACGTGGAGCGGAAATAGATGATCGAGTTACCCACCTGCTTCTGGTATATCGAATCCTTGTCTGTCACGTAGGACTGCAGGATGGGGTTGTTGGACACGATGCGGTTCACCTTCCCCCCCACGAAGTCTGAAACATCCCCGTCTGTGGGCAGGGTATAGACGATGTCAATCCCCCATTTCTTGGCGGCGTACATGATCTTGTTGATGGCGCACGTGCTCATCCCGACCTGAGCGGCCTTCCTCACAACAAGGTTGTCCGCCGGGTCGGAATAAATATCGAAAAGGAACAGGTGGTTCTTGAACTCGATGTCGGCCCCCTGCTCGTTCAGGATTCCGTACTCCTCCATCCAAGCGTGGAT